ATGAGTTGTCTTAGTAGTGTAACTGCTAGGGATGAGTTACTTAAGTTTAAAAAGAACTTCTTTAAAAATGGTGCACTATTCAGTTTAGTTGTTGAAACAGATGCAGTATTAAGTAAGAAGATCAAGAAACGCTTCTCAGATGAAGTTACTACAGAGTTTAATCCTAGAACGGGTAAGCGCTCTGCTTTAGTATTAGATGGTGGGATGAAGGCTAAGTCTTTAACACCTACTTCTACAAAAGATCTTGAGGTTTCTCAAGATGTAAAAGACTATGAGAGTAACATAACAAAAGCTCTAGGTGTTCCGCCTATCCTCCTTGACTCAGGTAATAATGCTAATATTCGTCCTAATATAGACTTGTTTTATTATATGACAATACTTCCTAATACAAAGAAATTTAAATCTGCTTTTGAGTTATTCTTTGGATATAAGATAACTACCACTACAGATAACATTGCAGCTTTATTACCTGATAACGTAAAAGAAGCTAATGCTGTAAGTGCTAAAGTTAACAACGGTATCATTACGCCTGCAGAAGGTCGTGATGAGTTACGTTATGTTAAGTTAGAGGATCAGGATATGGATGTTATAAGAATACCTGCAAACATATCTGGCTCTGCTACAGGTGTATCAGGTCAACAAGGTGGTAAACCGCCCACAGATCAAGGAGATGAATGATGAAAGACTATGCAACTGTAAAAGAAACTTACATTGCACGTTATCCTCATTCATTTTCCGCATCAGGAAGAGTACTGCAGTGTTTACCGTTAGAAGAAAAGCATAGCTTATACAACGAAATGCTTTTAGAACTTCGAGGCCTTAGATTAGTGACTAATTTTACAGGCCGTACAAAAGATAAACATGAAGTGCTATGTATCTTTTGTAATAATACTTTCAGCAGCAGCTTGACACCTCTCCTTAATACAAGAGGATGTCCCTGTACACATAACAAAAAAGCTAAGTTATGTGTAGAAGATATACATAAAAGATTTTTAGTTTCAATATTTAATTGCTATTCTGTAGTACCTAGTACAGTAAATGTCAATACTGTACTACAGGTAGAATGCCCTGTGGGGCATATAACTAGTAAAACCGTAAGGTCTTTACTGTATAGTACTAGAGGGTGTAAGGAGTGCGCGGTTAATAAAAAGCTAACTAAAGAAGAAGTAGAGTCCCACATAGCCTTATATAGGTACACACTAAAAAATGATGATTGGGGTTTGGGTGCAGGAGAGAATACCCGTATTTCCTTAGTATGTAGTAAAGGACACGATAGAGAAACCTCCATCAGTAATTTTCGTTCTGGCTACACTACGTGCCCTCAGTGCTCCCTCGCACATAGATCCGATATCTTATATATGTATAGTACTTCCTCAGGGATATGTAAGGTGGGAGTCACTACGTCTTCACTACCCTACATGCAGAGAGCAAAAGGTACTTGTAGTCGCTGGAAACACCGGATAGTTAACTACTATGAATGGCAGTTAGATCCTTTAATAACAAAAGCACATGAAACATCTTTTAAAAAGCAGTTTAGGACTGGGGTAATCCCCAACTTAGATGGTTATACAGAGATGTGGTATGAAAAAGACCTAAAGTTTGATGACGCACTTAGTATAGTGACTGAAAAACTAGGGGACTCCCTAAGGAGTTTTAATGGATAATTTAACATTATCTGCTACCTGTATCGTAAAAAGTATAGGCACTGAGGAGGATAACTCCCCACTTATAATAACTGGAATGGCTAACACCATATCAAAAGACCGTGCAGGGGACGTCATACTAGCTACTGCTTGGACAACCTCTAATGCTATAAAAAATTACTTAAAAAATGCTATTATTCTTTTTGGTCACGATCACTCGAGACCTATAGGTAAAGCAATAAGTGTACGTCCTACTGAGTATGGACTAGAGATAGAGGCAGAAATTAGTAGAGCATCAGGGCCTATATATGATCTAATAAAAGAAGGTGTCTTAAAAACCTTTAGTGTTGGATTTAGATGCCTAGACGCTGAGTATGACGCTTTATCGGACATTTATATTATAAAAGATGTAGAACTATTAGAAACTAGCGTGGTTGCCGTACCTTGCAATCAAGACTCAACTTTCCAAGTATCAAAAGCCCTAAACGCTCATGACTATAGTGAGTTTAAAAAACAAGTTATAGCTAAAACAACTCAGCTATCACCCATCGAAAAGCTAGCATTACAGCTAGGTATTATTAAGGAATAATTAATATGACAAATGAAGAAATGAAAGCGTTAAAAGCGTCCCTTGGACTAGATAAGATTGAAAAAAGTCTTATCAAACGGGAAGAAACCGATGCTTTAGCTGTTAAGAAAGCTCAAGAAGAAGCTCGACAAGCCCAAGAAGAAGCTCGTGTTACCAGTCTGGTTGATAAAGCTACTGGTGAACAGAAAACAAAACTAGCTGATGCAATCAAAATGATTGGTGCTTTACAAGAGCAGCTAGAAAAGAATGATGTAGCATCTTTTGCTAAGCAAGTAGAGAGTATGCAAGCAGATTTAACTGCTAAGTCAGAAGAAATTGCACAGATCCTAGCAGCCCGTGAAGGCAAGCAAGGTGTAGCAATGGGTGTTTCTAAGGCTATCTTTGATGAACAGCAAGAAGAAAAAATGGATAAGTCTGTTTTACTAGCTGCAATTATGAAGAAAACTGTAGAAGAAACAGCTTTTGGTTCTGAAACTATTAAAACAGTAAATGGTTCTTCTTCTATTGAAGTAGCATCAGAAAGCTTTGAAACTGTATTCTCTAACCGTATTCTGCGTGACGTAGGTAAATTGCTTGTAGTTGGTAACTTGTTTATTGAATTACCTATGATGAGTAAAACACTTACTATGCAAATTGAACCAACTACAGCTGGAGCAGCTACGTGGGTTGCTGCTTCAAGTTTTGGTACTAATGCTAGTTCAGGTGGAGAAATTACTGCTGCATTAACAGAGATTACTTTCACAACTTTCAAGTTAGCTGCTAAAGCTTACATGACTGACGAAACAGAAGAAGACGCTATTACAGCATTGCTTCCTATTATCCGTCGTCACCTTGTTGAATCACATGCTGAAGCTATTGAAGCTGCCTTCATGGGTGATAGTACTGCATCTGTAGTAAATGCAGGTAAACCTACAGGTTTACTACGTTATGCTAAAATTGACTCTAATACAGTTCTTACAACTGCTAAGGCGGACGGAACAACTAAAGTTAAAGGATCAATGATTCACAAGCTACGTCGTAGCTTAGGTATTAAAGGTCTTAAATTGCCTGAGTTAGTTCTTATAGTCTCTATGGATGCCTATTACGACTTGATCGAAGATGAAGATTTTAAATCTGTTGACTTAGTAGGTCCAGAAGCTGCCTTGTTACTTCAAGGTCAGGTAGGTCGCATTTACGGTATGCCTGTTGTAATCTCTAGCTACTTCCCTGCAAAAGCAGTTAGTAAAGAGTTCTGTACAATCGTTTATCGTGGTGACTTCATTGTACCTCGTCAACGTGCAGTTACTATTGAGACAGATCGTGAAGCAGCTTCACAACGTGATGCTTACTACGTTACACAGCGTCTTAACTTACAACGATACTTTCCAGGAAACGTTGTAACAGGTACTTACGCAGCTACCTAACCTAAAAAGATAATTATAACCAATACAGGGGTAGAGCTTAATAGCCTACCCCTTTTTTGTAAGGAGTTTTTATGGCAAATTCAGTTACGTTAGACGAATATAAGGTATTCGCAAGCATAGCAGGGGATAAGACCAATGAGCAAATAATTAGCCTATTAGCATCCAGTACTATACTAGTCGAAAAATATATGGGTATTACTTTAGCAGGTACAAATACTGAGGTAGTATTATTTACAACTGAGGGACGCGCACTGTACTTTTTAAATACAGTTGGTACTGTAACATATGCTGAATACTTCAATAGGGTTACAGGCGCAACTACAGAATTGACTGAATTTTTAGATTATATACAGGGGGACTTAGAGTTTACTTTAATAACCCTCCCTGTACGGGACTACGATACGGTAACTCTAAATCTTAGTGAACCAATGATACCCGAAACAGGTAGCTTTAGTTTAGATGTTAAATTAGCAATAATGCTGCTTACCCAGCACTACTTTAAAGGTGAATACAATAAAACAAGTGCTAGTAGTGGATCTCAGCAAGTAGATTATCGAGAGTCACGTAGTTTACCTGACAGTGTACGTACTATATTAGACTTTCACAGGATTCTATAATGAGTTTTAAAAATACGAGTAAATTCTTTAAGGCGGAAATAGAGGCATATGCTGAAGCAGAGAATAGGTCCTCTAATACAGAAGGTACTGCTAACTTCACAGAAACCACTAATGGAAAGAAGATAATAAAAGAAAAAGCCCAATTTGAAGTACCTGATTACGTTGACGATACGGAGAGAAAGGTCCTTAAAAAACGTGTATCAAAGTATATGGCTAATAAGATGGTTGCTTCCTTTCGTGATAGTATGTCAAGCACTCGAGGTACTACCTTAGAAGCTCTCTCTTTAAAACTTGCAGGCACTAAGAACGTAGGTAGAAAAACAAAGAAGACAAAAGCCAAATATGATACTGGAACAACCGAAGAAACTAGTGGTTTAATAGAAACCGTTGGTGGAAAACGTAGACGTGCTAGTACTTTACGGGGTTTACTACAGGAAATAATGCAAAGGTACGTGGTAGCAGATATGACTAGGCCTAATGCACCTCTGAAATTTCAATCAGGTAGGTTTGCAGGGAGTACACAGGTAACAGGGGTAGCAGTACAAGGAAATAATATAAGTTTATATTTTAGCTATATGGTACGTCCTTACTCTGTATTTGATCCTTCTGTATCAAGCTATATGAACCTATCCAGTGAAGGACGTAATCCTAGAAGAATCATAGGTTCTGCACTAGATAAGGCAGCTAGGGACGTTATACACGCTAGATATAATATTAATATAAGACAGGGAGTATAACATGAGTAATAGAGCAAGTATTAAAGGGGCATTAATAGCCTCTATGAATAGCGAGATGTCAGCTGCTAATGCAGGTAGTGTTTACTACACAGACATAGATAAAAATGTACTAGGAGATACTCTATTCTCCGATGGTATTGATATATTCCCTGCTATATCATTAGTACTAGGACCAGAAAGAACAGAGTATCTACCTAGTGGTTTTAGGTGGCAATATCTAACCATGTACGTAAGAGCACATGTAAAGTCCCAGGACGAGACAGAGGAACAATTAGAGGAGTTAATAGCTGATATAAAAACTTTCATTGACAACTTTGAAAGATTAGAATATACTGTTATAAATCCAGACTCAAGTGAGACAATTAAGACTGTTACCCAAATAACTATACTGTCCGTAACCACAGACGAGGGCATTTTAAAGCCTATTGGACTTGGTGAGGTTAATATAGAAATTAGGTACTCAGACCGCTCAAGAAAATAAAATACGAAGGAGACCTTAAATGGCAGATAATATTCAAGTAGTACGCGACACCCGGCTTTGGGTGAGCACAGCAACAGGTGCTTCGCCTACTTACAGTCCAAGTAACACTTGGGAAATAGAGATTCAGAATGACTTCAGTTTCTCACAAGACAACAACACTTCTGATATTACAGTAGAAGAGGGTGGGGCGGCACCTGCCCGTGGTTCTAAGAGATTTAACGACTCACTTAACCCTGCAGATTGGAGTTTCGCTACATACTTACAACCCTACAGTAGTACAGCATACTCTGCAGTAACAACCCCAGATGCTATTATGTGGCATTCTTTAGCTAGTTCTGCTCCTTTTGATTTAGCTACTGCGGGAGGTGTTAGTGGTAACGATGTAAACATGCTAGTAAACTTTGTAGGCAACAGTGTACACGTGCTTAATAAGTTTGACCTAATATTTAACGTAGACAACGTTTGGTATAAGATTACTGACTGCCAAGCAGGTTCCGCTGCAATCAACGTAGACATCACTGACTTAGGTATGGTTACTTGGACAGGACAAGGTACTACATTAATACCTTTGACTTCTGCACCTTTCGACCCTGCTACAGATACTACAGTATATACTGCTGAAGCCTTAAGTGCACCATACATTGAGAATAGACTTACTACTATGGTAGTAATCAACAACGATGGTTCAGTAGCTTATGAAGTTCCTATTACTAGTGCTAACTTAGACATTAACAATAATATTACATACCTAACGCCAACTACTCTAGCACGTCTAGATAAGCCAGTTGCTTCGTACACAGGTAATTTTGATGTGTCAGGAACGCTAGAGGCTTACCTACGTACAAATGCTACAGGTGATGGAGGAACAGCAGAACTATTGGAAGATATGTTAGCAGCTAGCTCAGTAACTAATAGTTATACTATCGCTATTTGTATGGGTGGTCGTTATAACCAACCATCACCAGGCGTGGTTTTAGTCATGGACTCAGCTCATCTTAGTATACCTACAATAGACACAGGTGACATGCTTACTACTTCTATAGAAATGAAGGGTATCCCTAGTGATTTTTCCGCAGGTGACGAAGTGTATATCGGCATGAGCCCAGTATACACTGATACTATTATAGAAACACTAATAACTACTGGAGATGGTAAGGTAGTATAAGGAGATACATATGAGTAAGTATGTTATTAAAAAAGAGTCGGTAGTGACTTTAGAATATGATGGGGATTTCTTCATCTTAGACGCACTTGGTAGCTATACTTACTCACAGACTTATGTAAGAAATAGTAATTCGCGCAAAACATTACATAAGAAAGTATCTACGCCCTTAACTATAGTATCGGGTAAAAACCCTGGCACTTCCTCTATGCAGGTTAATAGTACGGATTCATATATTGAGTCTGTACTTCTAACTTTAGTAGGGCTAAGCAACGATAGGAAAGCTTGGTGGCTACCTGATGAACTTCCAATAGAGCCTACCTACTTTAACCTATATATAGTAAACCAAGGCAGTACTGTAAAATTAGAAAACTGTGCAGTATCTAGCTTAGACTTATCCCTTAATAAACAATCAACACTATCCTTCAGTATAGGTATGGAGTTTTCTAATATAGTTTTAGATAGCGAAGATGTACAAAGTGGTACCTACCAAGGTAACGCACACCCTGAAACTAGTGAACTTAGCGTAGAAGTGGAAAGCATTGATTTATACTCTAGGGTATGGTTACCAAGTTTAAAGAGTGTATCCTTTTCTTTACAGCAAGATTTCTCATGGAGAAACGATAATAGTATACATACCTTACACAAAATGTATGTACCAACAAAGGCTATAGTATCTGATTTTTTAGTTAATACTATAATAGCTGTCTATGCTAAAACAGATAAAGTACTACCTGAAATAACTACACATGCAGATATTACCATAAAATATGGTAGTATACTAACTATAATAATAAGTAATGCAACTATCACTAAACGATACGAAGTTAGTGAAGTATTAGGATTACAATATGATCTATCCCTACAGGAAAACTCTTCTGTAGCAGTGGAATATGGAGCACAATAATGAAACTTAATTTAAAAGACCTAGTAGTAAACGCAACAGAAGCACAATTCGAATTCCCTTTATGTCCAGGTATGAAAGTAACTATTGCATATACTAATAAAGTACTATTAAATAATATACGTACTAGCGCAATGATTCAGAAATTCGATAAAGAAACAGGACAGCCTTACCAAGACTTAGACACTGAAAAGTATTTAGACAACTATATTAAAGCAGTGGTAAAAGGATGGTCAGGTTTTACAGTAGAACACTTGAATGACATGGTTCTGATTGATAAAACTGACTTGGATATGGATAAAGAAATAGACTTTGACCATGATACTGCAGTTTTCCTTATGAATGAAGCATCTGCATTCGATACATGGGTGGTAACCACAGCTAAACAGCTAGAGAATTTTCGTAAGCAAAAATAGAGATTTTCTTTTTGAAAAGTTAGACACTTACTTAGATAAGCAAGGTACTTTTACACGTAAAAAGTACCTTCAAGTATGTGAGCAGATGGGTGATATACCAGACCGAAACAGTATGCCCTTAGATATATCAGACTTCCCACTGCCTGTGACTTTTGCATTAGACTTATATGGTAAGCTAGGGGATAGGTATGCTACTACAGACCTAGGTTTACTTTATATAGGTAAGGATCTAGCTACGTTACCATTACTATTCTCTTACTCAGATATACCAGAAAATGAACACTGTTTTCTTTTAGATATAATACACTATTTAGATGCAAGGGCAGTTAGAGACTCAGCAAAGCGTATGCAAAATGTAGCTAAAAAACTAAAAGCTAAACAAGGTAAAAAATAAAACAATTAACACCTCCAAGTAAATTCCACGAGGTATTTGCCCT